GCTTACACTCCGACAGGCGTGCAGTTGCAATGGGAGGAGTCCCTTGGGGCTGTGGTGGGGAGTACGGCGCGTGAAGTCTATTACACAGCCACGACAGAGTTGGGAGACTGCGGTTTCCCCGTTTATGGTGCCAATGGCAAGATCCTCGGGACCCACAGGTGGGGGAACGTCCGTTGTGGATCAGTACTCGCCAATGGGGGGGAGAGGTTCGTGAAACCCAACAGGCCCAAAAACGGAGCCTGCGTGGCCCCTCCTTTTGACCCGCACCCAGTGCAAGAGGTGAAGCTACAGGGGCGTGTGGTAGCCCCGGGTAAGCTAATGGGGTTCAAGCTGCCGGACAAGTTCCGGATGCAGGAGAACTTGAAGGTCTACCCCCTGCGGGCGGACAAAAACTTGTTGGGCCTGGTGCCCAAGCACCACATGGCGAAGCCCAGTACGGCCATGAATCACGCTGAAGTTCAGAAATTTGGGGACAAGCTGTCCTGTGTCTTCGACCAAGAGTTGTTCAAGAAGGCCGTGGTGGCGGCCATCTTGTATGACCAGTTTGATCCCATAGCCACGCCTTATGTGGAGCCTACTGAGGAGATCCTCACCCAGAAGTTGGAGGAGATGGACTTGCAAAGGTCCGCCGGCAACACTGCCGAGTCCTTGACTGCCGCACAGTACCTGCTTGTGTTGGGTGCTGGGGACATCGAGGCCGGTAAGCGAGAAGTCGTGGCGAGGACCAAGCGTTTGTACGATTCCATCCTACTTGCGGGTGGGGAAACCGACCCAGACAAGCTCCCAGAGGGGTGTGACAAGATATTGATGATGGACTGCTCCGTGTGGAGTGTCATTGGGAAGGCCGATGGGTACAAGCCCAAAAAGCTGCCAGTGGATGGACACCACGGGACAGGCCGTACAATCCAGGCTCCTACCTTGGAGCTCAAGCTCCTGTGGCTGGCTTGTTTTGGGGACAATGACAATGCTTGGGTGCACAGGGGGGGGACCCCCACGTGGGTGCATGCAGGCGAGAATGCCGATTTGCCAGTCCATTGGACAGTCAAGGCAGCCTTGAAGAAGTGCCTGGGCGCGTTTGCAGGCGATCTGACCGGGTTTGACCGGTACATGTTGCGCCAGATGGTGCAAGCATTCTTTTGGTACTACCTGCCACAGGTGTGCCCGGGAGTGCCTCCCTTTTTGATGAGGTGGATGGCCGAGGTGACAGCTTCTGGCCCTTTGCTGATGTCCGATGGGGTGCTGTACCTTAGGACCCGGGGGAACCCTTCTGGGTTCATGAACACGTTGAGGCTGAATTGCGTGGTCCACTTGATGTGCACTGCGTATGCGGTCATGCGCCGCAGGAGGGATGAGGACCCCATGCGGGCAGCCGTTTTCATGAAGGATGAGATGTACCTGCAGATGTGTGGTGACGACTCGCGACACATGGCCCTGACTCCAGAAGCGGCGGAGGTGCTGGACTTGGAGCACGGTGGGGCCGGGTGGCTTGAAGTGTGGGACGTGGAACTCCCGTGGGAGGTGAAAGTGGAGGGCTGCGTGTTCTTCCCAGCCGACACGAGTATGCCCGACAAGTTGTGTGGGTTCCCCCCTATGGTGTCCCGCAGGTTCGTGGACATGCGAGGGGTCCTGTTTGAGCCGCTCTACAATGTGTCCCGCGTGTTGAAGCGGTTGGCTTCTGAACAAGGCCGCGATGCTGAGCTGGAGAATGAGCTGGTGAGGTCGGCCTTTTCTACCCTGGCCTTGCTGGTGTGGTGGCGAAAAATGGGGTGGTACCACTCCGCTCCGTTGGACTTCCTGGTGAGGGAGTTCGGCACGCCCGAGATCGAGGCCCAGGTCGGCCAGCAGGTGGCGGGGTTGTATGGTTGGGTCACGAGGCAGTCCCCCCCGTAATGTTGTTGCGGGGCGGTGGGGAAACCCAGGGGGCCATGGGGTCGCCCGACAGCTTCAGCGAGAACTAACCTGCCTAGCGGCTTGCCGCACAAAATTTGACCCTCCTAGTGTACTTCTAGGTTAGGTTGGGCCCAGGAGCGGAATCAGGCGCGGTGTGCCCAGGCCTCCCCCATATGGGGGGGGACCGTGGGGATTTACGCTAATGCCCAAGCTCCAGGACCTGTGATGAATCTGCCCCCCCCTTCCACGCCATCGTAGCGTGGGGGGGGGGCAAAGCGCGACTGCTAGAAATAGGTCGGAAACCCGCGCTTTACAGTGGCTTCTCCGGCGGTGGGTGGGAGGGGCAAACGTAAGTTGGTGGAACAAGAGTAAAAGAGCATGGAGCGAGTGTCTGCTATGTTTCAGTCGAGAGGCGTTGAAGGATTGGCGCGGGCCATTGCCCTGCCCCATGAACATCCGCCCACACGGTTTCCGTCCTTCCCAGCCCTGGAGAGGACCGCCGTGTTGAGCTACAACTACCCCGGGCAGTGGGATGTCCCCATGTCTGATGACGCCGTGGGGCCCGTCCGTAGCTTGCTCATGCGACAACCCACGTACCCACTTTGGCTCGACCAGTCTGTGAAGCAGTCTGGCAATTACATCACATGGGCGCTGTCAGACCCCTTCGTCCTGCACCCAGATGAGGAGGACCAGATGCTCCCGGCTTCGTATGCCGCTTCAGGCACGGGAAATGGGACTGGTGCTGCATCATGGTTGACAGTGACAGGGGGTGGGACGGACCAGCCCTTGGCCTACCACTTGTTGGGTAGAGACGAGGGTACTGGACCGGCCCCTTGGCATTACCATGCTGGTGGGGGGCAGTCTGTTGTTTACATTCGAATGGCCACAGGGTTTGACCCTGTTGGGACTCCTGTGTTGGAGTGTGAGTTTTGGGGTGGTCCTGGGAATGTTGTGACGTCACAGTCCTTCACAGGTTCGTACCTCCCTAATGACTTCATTTTCTTCAACGTCGTCCCGCCCATCACCGCTGCTTTCAACAGCAACGTGTGGTGGCGCCCGACGCAGTATTCCCGACTGGGCACAGCGGCCACGATGAACAGCGAGGCGTCCTTCTTGGTTGCTTATGCTGTTAATGGGCTTGGAGGGGCCACTGCTGGGAGTAACTTGACTTTGTCTGCATCGGCAATTGTTGGGACGGTGGTGCGTATGCTCCCTTTCGCGAGGCCTATAGACTATGCTGTGTCGGACGAACCTTGGAATGACACGCGGCTCACTGCAGTGTCGGCGCTCTTCACGAACGTCACGAAGGTATTGAACAAGGAAGGCACAGTCCTCGCGGGCAGGCTGGTTCCCACTTCATCCAAGGTTCCGGCCCTGGCCTGGAACTTTTCTAAGGAGCAGTTGTCGGTCATCAGTCCCGCGGAGAAGGCCTATCTGGCTTTGGAGCACGGACATTACACCTATGCCCCCCCGTCTACGGACTTGGCGCAGTTTTGGGACTACACATTCCCGTTGTCTGGTAGGTCGTCGCTTTACGTCGGGTTCATCGGTGGGCAGACCCTTCCTGTGGTCAGGTTGGATAACAGCTCTCTGGTCAACTGTGCCATTTTTGCTGACATGGACGGAGGGACTTCGCTGGCGATCAATGTGGATTGGCATGTGGAGTTTCGCACCACCTCGCAGCTGTGGCCCCTCGGGCTTTCGGCCATGACGCTGGAGACCCTGCATCAGGCGCAGCTCGCGTTGGTGGCTGCGGGCTTCTTCTTTCCCAATGAGTCGCACAAGGTAGAAATGAACTCCATCATAGCGAAGATACGCAGCTGGGCCCGGATAGCACAACCCATTGTCAGTGCCATAAACCCAGCGTTGGGTCAGGCTATGGAAGTGGCGGAGCGCGTGGCGGAGGCCAGCACCAAGCAGAAGGCGAAATCCATGCGGCAGGAGAAGAGACAGGAGAAGGCGCAGTCGGCCCCTAAGAAGGCCCCCAAGGCGCCGCCAGACCTGCAGGTCAAAAAGGGAAGCACCACCCCTCCCACAACTTCCATCGCGAAGAAGTGAGGAGTGCAAAGTGCACCTGCGGGCTTTGGCCTGCTCGCCGTGCCGCGAGGAGCCCGAGGCGGCCCACTGAGTCAGGGCTGTGTGGCACAGCCAAGCCTCTCCCATCTTGCGTTGCCCGGAGAAGCGGTCCCCAGAAGGAAAACTGGACAAACC